CGGTACGGGCAGCGGGCAGGGAGCCTCTTCTGCCTCGGCCGCCGGCGCCGCGACCGCCACCGGGACGGGCGCTGCCCAGCCTCCGGCAGGCGGCAATGCAACGGGCGCCGGCCTCGCGACCGGGGCCGGGGCGGCGCAGGCCGGCGCCAGGGCGCTAACCCCGGCCCCGGCCGTTGCCCTGGCGGCAGCGCAGCCGCCGTCCCTGTCAGTTACCGCTACCGCCCAGGCGGCCCTGGCGCCGGGCCAGGCGCTGAACGCCACTGCGCAGGGACAGGCCGCGGTCATCAAGGGCTACAGCACGGGCACGGCAGTCACGCAGCCATCGCAGGGATCAGCGGGCGTGAGCGCGACCGCGACGTCTCAGGGCGGGGTTACGTAAATGAGTGCCATCTGCAAGAAGACATCCTCGGGCGTGGACGGCCGGAGTTTTCATGTTGACCACGATCACGTCACAGGCGCAGTGCGCGGGCTGCTATGTCAGACTTGCAATGTCGGACTTGGAGCACTGCATGATGACGTGAACTTGCTGCGCGCTGCTCTCGCTTACCTGGAAGGGAGCGTGATGTCATGACCGCCACGGTCTTCTTTTGACTCCGTTAACGAGATCGCGCTGCTCAGCAACACGTTCCTGAACAGCTCGCAGGCCGCGGCCGACCCCACGGCCGTCAGCTGCACCGTCTCGGACCCGTCCGGGACCTCGGTCACGCACACGTTCGGCGGCGCGTCCCCCGCGGATATCGTCAAGGTAGCCACGGGCAAGTACACGCTGTCGGTGGCGTGCGCGCCGGCCATCGCGGGCGTGGACGGGCTGTGGCAGTTCGAGTGGGCCGGCACCGGGGCGGTCAGCGACGTCCAGCCGGGAACCTGGCGGGTGCTGCCGGCCAGCGTCGCCACCTGGTACATCGGGCTGGAGGAGTTCAAGGACCGGCTGGGCATCGCCGACGATAGCGATGACTCCCAGGCGCAGATCGCCATCCAGACTGTCTGCGGGTGGGTCAACCAGTGGACCGGCCAGCACTTCAACCGGATCACCGAGGCACGCACGTTCGTGCCGCACGACATCTGCAAGGTCAACATCGACCCGCTGGTGTCGGTCACCACGTTCCTGGTCGACCGCGACGGCAACGGCGTCTTCGGCGAGACCTGGACGCTGAACACCGACTACCAGCTGCGCATCGGGCCGGATTCCTACAACCTGAACGCGACCGGCATCCTGCGGCCGTACCGGCAGGCCGTCACCGTGCAGTCCGGTAAGCTCTTCCCGTTCATCTACCCGTTCTCCCACCAGGACCGGGTGCAGGTCACCGGTACCTGGGGCTGGTTCGCGGTCCCCGCGGAGGTTGCCCAGGCGACGTTCATCCTCGCCGCGGACCTGTTCAAGATGAAGGATGCCCCGTTCGGCGTGGCGGGCGTCAGCGACTACGGCATTACCCGCATTCAGGCCAATCCCTGGCTCATCGAGCTGCTGCGGCCGTACAAGAACACAAAGCGGGCGGTCGGCGTATGATTCCCTCCTTCAAGGACGCGACTGCCGTACTCCGTCAGACCCTAACGGGGAAGGAAGAGCACGGTCATGCTCATGAGGCGCCAACGTGGCTGCGCGTGCAGTTGCCGCGCTTGCGCGAATGGAGGCTGCTCGATGTGCCTTAACGGGCCCGCGCACTGACATGAGGCCGCCCGCAAGCTCGCGCCCTGTCCTGACGACGGCGAACTGCCCCGCGCTCGTGCCCGTGACGAACGTCAGGGCGGGCGGGAGGAGGTAAGCCGTGGCCAGGGCGCCGAAGGTCAAGAAGAAGTCCGCTGCCCAGGCTGCCGCGGGGAAGAAATTCGCGGCCGGCGGCCGGGCGGCCATGGCGTCCAAGCGCGCCGCTTACGCCAAGAGCCACCATGGCGCGAAGCTGCCCCCGTCCAAGGCGCAGACGCAGGCGTCGATGAAGTGGGCGTCGGCCGGCCGCGCGGCCCAGGCGGCTAAGAAGCAGGGCAAGAAGCCGCCTGCCAAGGCAGCGGCCACCGCGCCGCCCGGCACCCGGCCTTCGCTGCCCGGCTGGTCGATGGGCTGCAACGACGCCGGGCCGACGTGCGCCTCGGCGGCCGTGGCCAACCACCTGCTCGCGAGCACGGGCCTGGAGATGACCGAGCAGGAGATAGCGCTGCTGCACATGCTGGCAGGCGGCGACGACGGCGCGGACATCCCGTCCGTGCTGGAGGTCCTGCTCGCGCGGCCCGCGCTGGTAGCCGGGGCCCGCGGCGGCCTCGCGCGGTTCTTCCAGGCTGACGAGCAGGTCATCGTCCCGGGCCTGGTCGTCGTGACCGACCTCGGGCACGCCCGGCACGCGGTGCTGTCCCACCCCGGCGGCATGGTGAGCTGGGGTGGCATCCGGCCCTGGGAGGGCAGCCCCCTGGAGGCGTGGGCGATCGAGTGGGCCGCCTGAATGCATAATGAAGCGCGTTTATCGCCCGATAAAGACAGCAGGCTTTGCATCCGGGGCGGTATACGCTGTGCGCCATGGCTGATGAGCCTCCCCGGGAAGACCCGATAACCGCCCTCCAGGTGAGCGCGGTGCAGCAGCATGAGATGTTCCTCGCCTGGCAGGTGGCGGGCTTCGATGCCGCCCAGGCCCTGGAGCTGCTGAAGGCCGTGATCATGGCCATGATCCTGAAGTAGGCCATGGCATACTTTGCCCATGGCAGACCTCCCTCCCGACGCGGCGGCCGAGCTGCGCCTCCTGCGCGCGGAGGTGAGCGCGCTGCGCCCGCACGTGGCAGCGGCAGCGGCCGAGGTAGCGGCGCTGCGCGTGCACGTGGCAGCAGCGGCCGTGCCCCCGGCCGTCATGCGGCACGGCTGGCTGAGGCACGTGGTCAAGGACCTGGAGACGGACCCGCACGTCCAGTACAAGGTCCACCTGTACGGTGCGATTTACTGGCTGGTGAACATCCCGGCCGTCGTCCTGCTTTACCTTTTCGCCCCGGGGCTGTGGCTGAAGCTGGGCATCTTCATCACGCTGCTCTACTCGATATACGCCAATTTTGCCACCGACTACGGAGGAATGTCCGCGGCGATGGCGTCCTTCGGGCAGTCCCCGCTGCCGGAGTTGCCTGTTCAAGAGCATGTCGACGCGCCTGACTAGTAGCTAGCGTACTCTAGATCCTATGCAAAATTTGCTACTGACGTGGCCGGAAGCGGCGCGGTTTCCGCTCGCGATGCCCGTGGGAAAGCGTGTAGTAGCGGTGGCCGAGTCTGATGTCCGGCGGTTCATGGGCATGACGGAGGCTGACGGGAGGTGCCTGCGGTTTACCCGCTGGAAGGACCCGAGGACGGCTTACGGGATGTTCGGGCTGAAGTGCCAGGCGACGGTCCTCGCGCACCGGTTCGCCTACACGGTCTGGCGCGGGCCGATTCCGGCCAGGCTCACGATCGATCACCTGTGCCATAACGAGGCGGCACAGGCGGGCATGTGTGACGGCGGTCCCTGTGCTCACCGCGCTTGCGTCTGGCCGTGGAGCCTCCACCCGACTACGCTCTCCCTGAATAAGGCGGCCAGCCCGACGCGCAGCAGGGGCGGAGGCGAGAATCACCGCAACGCCCGCAAGACGCACTGCGACAACGGCCATGAGTTCACGCCGGAGAATACGTACGAATGGCGGGGACAGCGGCATTGCCGGGCCTGCCGGGCAACGGACGCCAGGAACTTCCGGGAGAAAGGCAGTCACGCATGAGCACGTTCGTGCTGTCCGAGCTGAGTCACGGCGGCGCCTACCGGACGAACTGGCACTGCCAGCCGCCGGACCCCGGGGTGCTGTTCCGGGTGACCCGCGAGGAATGGTCCGTCAGCAGGAATGGCCTGGACGTCCGGGACGTCTACGAAATCGAGGTCCTGGACGGGGAGGTCCGGGCCTGACTTCGCGGTGATACGGGATTAGACTGACCCCTGATGCTGCGGCCTCCGGGAGCCAGCCGGGAACTGATCCCTGGAGCCAGCCATCGCCGACCTCGCCGCCATCCGCACCGCGCTGGCGAACCGGATCACCGCCGGGACCGGCCTGCGGACGCTGCCCGAGGCGCGAGACCAGGTCAGCCCCCCGGTTGCCGTCATCCTGCCCGCCCCGGGGGTGATCCAGTACGGGAACACCGTGGACGGGGCGTTCACCGTCAACCTCGTCGTGCTGCTGCTCATCAGCGACGCCGCGCCGACTGAGAAGGTCCAGCGGGCCCTGGACGCCTACCTCGGGATCGGCGCGCACGACGCCGTCCCGTCCAGCATCGCCGGGGCCATCCAGGACGACCCGACGCTCGGCGGCACCGTGCACTTCGCGCTGGCCGTCTCCGCGAGCGGGTACGGCCGCGTCGACTACGCCGCGGTCACCTACTTCGGCGCCCGGGTAGCCGTGCAGGCGGGAGCTATCTGATGAGCCAGTCCTGGCAATTCCAGCCGGGGACTGACACCTTCGGCAACCGGTACCTTCCGCTGACGACCGGCCAGGTCTTCACGGGCCAGGCACGCCCGGCGGCCGACGCCTTCCCTGCGCAGCTGACCCCCGGCGAGTACGTCATTCCCGCCGGCGCTCTCCAGCACGCTTACAGCCGGCTGGGGTGGACGGCGACCACGACCACGGCGCAGGCGGCCTGGGCGATCCGGTACATCGCGGATGCCTACGGGAACCGGGACGAGGTCATGTCCGCGCGGGGCGTCACCTGGCGCGTGAGGCCGCTGACCCTGGAGGAGATGCTCGCGTAAGACAATACTCGGAACGTTCACGACTTTCGCAAAGAGTAAAAATGTACCTGCAACGGAAAGCGCGGGATGCCCGCGTGAAGGAGGTGCTTTTAAAATGAGAGTTCTTATTGTGCATCCGGGGCCCGATTTTCTCCGTCGCTGACGTCTACCGCGGTTGGGCTGATGGCCTTCGAGAGATGGGCTGTGACGTCGCCATGTTCAATACGAACGATCGATTATCCGGCTCTATTTTTATTCCCGTGCGCTGATCGACACGGAGCAGAAGGACGAGACCGGCCACCCGATCGTCCGGCAGGCGATGACGCAGCTGGAGGCGGTGCGCGCCAGCATGCAGGGCCTCTCCCATGCGTGCCTGTCTTACTGGCCCGACGTGATCTTGTTCGTCAGCGGGTTCTTCGTCACCGCGGACATCTTTCACCTGCTGCGACTGCGCCGGTTTAAGATCGTGCTGCTCATGACGGAATCGCCGTACCAGGACAACGAGCAGCTAGAGCGGGCGCCATTCGCGGACATCAACCTGCTGAACGACCCCACGAACATCAGCGCGTACTCCGAGCTCGGCCCGGCTCACTACGTCCCGCACGCCTACCGGCCGGAGCTGCACCACCCGCGGAAGGGCCCGCTGAACCCGGACCTGGCGGCGGACCTGACGTTCATCGGCACCGCGTTCAAGTCCCGGGTGGAGTTCTTCGAGGCCATGGCCGCCCACCCGTCGTTTGCCGGGACCGACTTCCTGCTCGGCGGCTCGTACTGGACCGAGGAGACGGACGAGGGCTCGGTGCTGCGCAAGTACCTGTCCCAGGCATGCCAGTGCGTGGACAACACCGAGACGGCCGAGCTGTACCGGCACGCGAGCTGCGGCATCAACCTGTATCGCCGGGAGTCCGAGGACGACCACCAGGGCGAGGGCTGGGCAATGGGCCCGCGCGAGGTGGAGCTGGCGGCATCCGGGCTGTTCTTCCTGCGCGACCCGCGGCCGGAGACCGACGAGGTGCTGCCCATGCTGCCGTCCTTTTCCTCCCCGGGGGACGCCGCTGAGAAGCTGCGCTGGTGGCTGTCCAGGCCAGAATTGAGGAGCAAGGCCGCGCGGGAGGCCCGGCTGGCGGTCGCAGACCGGACTTTCGCAAGCAACGCCAAAAAGCTGCTCGGCTGGATTGGGGAGCTGCCGTGAGCGACCCTGGCGATGAGTGGACGATGATCT